ATCTACTCTTGTCAGAGAAATTATTGATTATTCTGATAATATTGACGATTTGAAAAAATTGGAAGAATATTATATCGAAAAACATTGGGACGATCCTTTGTGTATGAATATGATTAAAGGGAGCGATGGATGGACTTCAGAAGACCAATTAAGAAAAGTTGCAGACGGAACTCATAATATGTTAAAAAGACCGGATGGAAGTTCTGTTACGTCAGATAGAGTAAAAGATGGAACCCATCCCTGGCAAACAAGACCAGATGGAAGTTCTTTAACATCAGATCGAGTTAAAGAAGGAACTCATCAATGGCAAACCAGACCAGATGGAAGTTCTTTAGCATTAGATAGAGTGAAAGATAGAACACATAATTTGTTAAAAAGAGAAGATGGAAGTTCTTTAGCATCAGATCGAGTTAAAGAAGGAACTCATCATTTGTTAAAAAGAGAAGATGGAAGTTCTTTAGCATCAGATCGAGTTAAAGAAGGAACTCATCCTTTATTAAAAAGAGAAGATGGAACTTCTGTTTCATCAGATAGAGTTGCAAATGGAACTAATCCTTTTCAAACTAGACCAGATGGAAGTTCTTTAGCATCAGATAGAGTTAAAGAAGGAACACATAATTTGGTCGGTAGAGTTACTTGTTATGACAAATCCGGCAAATGTGTTCAAATACCAAAAGAACAATATCATTCCCAATTCGGTCCGAAAGAAGATTGGGAATGGGTTCATAATTTGAGCAAAGAAGGAAGAGGAAGGAAATTTTCTGCAACATCTTAATTGATATATAGTACAGTTGTAAAGACAATAAATATCTCACCACTTATATAATTTTGGAGTAAAATAATGGGAAATATTTCTTTTTATGGTTCTCATAATGCAGCAGTCGTAGTTGAAGATAAAGGAAAAATCGTTTGTTGTATTGAAGTCGAAAGATTTCTTAATATCAAAAATGCTGGATATGCACAATATCTAACTTCTGAAACACGACCAGTGTTGATGAAAGAAATTCTAAAATATATCAAAGAAAAATTTAACATTTCTGAATTTGAAAATTGCTTTTATTCAAACAGTGATACAATCGAAGACGGTGATTTGGTTAGATATGAACAATCTATTCCAGCCAAAAATTTCACACAAATTTTACATCATTCTGCTCACGCAGCATCAGCTTTTTATCAAACAAATTACAAAAAAGCCTTGATAATTTCTTTTGATGGTGGTGGTAACGATGGTTTCTTTAATATTTACATCGCAAAAAATAGAAATACCATAGAAGAAATAGATAGAATACCAAATATAGATTTAGGTTTCGCTTATATGAGTTTTGGCGAATATCTTAACGATATTAAGAGAGAATCTACTTTATCACTAGGAAATCTTGTTTATTCAGGAAAAATAATGGGACTTTGTTCTTATGGTGAAGTTAGATCAGGATGGATAGAACCTTTTAAAGAATATTACAGATCAAAACCTGATGGAAACACGTATCCTGGACTAATACAAGAATTAGGAGATAAAATCGGTATTGAATTTTCAACTGAACAAAGATTAAATGGACAAACAGCCTGGGATATTGCCAAAACTTCTCAATTCGTTTTTGAAGAATTATTTTTAGAACTGGCTGGACCATATATTAAAAAGTTCAAAAAAATGCCTCTAATTCTGACAGGAGGTTGTGCTTTAAATATTTTATTGAATACTCGATTAAAAGAAGAATTAGAACAAGAAATTTTTATCCCACCAAATCCAAACGATTGCGGAATAGCATCAGGATTATTGCTACATCACACTAAACCAAAGAAAGCAGTAGATTTGACATATTCTGGTATAGAAGTTTTGGATAAAGATTGTTTAATGATGTATGTTGAAGATCATTACAACTATAAAGAACTTAACAACGAACTTGTAATTGATAAATTGGTTGATGGAAAAATTATTGGGGTTGTTAGGGATAGGTCAGAACACGGTCCAAGAGCATTAGGTAATCGTTCTATAATTTGTAATCCTTGCATTCCAGGAATGAAAGATATCTTGAACGAAAAAGTTAAGCATAGAGAATGGTATCGTCCTTTTGCTCCAGTAGTAAGATTGGAAGATGTTTCTAAATATTTCGAATTCGAAGGCGAAAGTAGATGGATGAGTTTTTGCCCAAAAGTCAGAGAAGAATATAGAACAACATTAGTTTCAATCACTCACGTCGATAATACTGCAAGAGTACAAACAGTTACAAGGGAACAAAATCCTTGGTTGTATGATTTATTAACAGATTTAGATACTAGAACTGGAGTTGGTGTATTACTTAACACCAGTTTTAACGTAAACGGAAAACCCATTCTTTCAACTTATAAAGACGCGTATTCGGTTTACAGAGAGTCTGAAATGGATTGTCTAGTTCTACAAGATTACTTTTTACAAAAATGAAAACTAAAATTGTAACTGCTTTTTATTCTAATATTGAAGGAGAACCTTATTTTGGACAATCAAACCTTTTAAGGCATAAAAGATATTTACATTCTATTAGAGTTCTTAATAATATTGATTGTCAAATAATTTGTTATTGTTCTTCTTCACAAATAGAAGAATTAGAACTATTTAAACAAGAGTTTTCTTTATTTAATGTTTATTATAAAATCAAAGAACTTGAAGACTTTATTCATACAAAACAAATTCAAGAAATTAAGCGAGAAACTAATTCATATAAATTTTATCACGAAATAGATTACGGTAAATTTTATATTCTAAACGAAGAATTTGATGAATTTTATGAGTATATTTACTGGATAGATGTGGGCATTTCTCATTGGGGACTATTTCCAATCAAGTATAACCCCAATTATCATAAAACCACAGGACTATTGGACGATTATAATTTCTTTTCTTATACTAATCTTTTTAGTAAAACTCTTATCGAGAAACTAAATTTCTTTTGTGATAATAATTTAATATCATTATCAAATAAACAAAGATTTCACGACACAAACGAATTTTATTCTACTATTGATAAAGAAATCTTTTTTGAAGAATTTTCTATCGGGGGATTTATTGGAGGTAATGTTAACAAATTACAATGGTTAATTTCTGAATTTAATTCGTTAGCAAGTAAATGTTTCTCAGTTAATTATGTACCAAATCACGAATTAATGTTAACATATATTCGACAACAAAACTTAAACAATTTTAACAATTTCACTTTTGATACTTGGTATCATAGAGATATACCTGTACGGGAAAAGCAAATACCCCATTCTTTTTTTGATGGGAAAATTTGCTTTTCCGATTTTTTCGATCAAGTATTAAGAGTCTAGACCCAAGAAAAACGAATATACTAAACTATCAGGCAATTCATATCTGTGAATTTTATTTGGGAATTTGTGTGACAATATAGTAAGAATATTTTCCTCAGTTCCCATCAAACCTTCTTCGATTGTATCTGATAATATCGTATCATATTCTTTATTTAATTCAATACAATCTGAAGGAGTACCACCAAAGAATCCTCCGCGACAAACGTACTGACTTTTTTCAACTCCACAGTGTCTGGAAAAATTCTTAACTTCAAATCCGTGTACTTCATATTCGCTTTCATAATCAAACGAGAGCATTAAAAACTTATTTTGGATAGATTGCATATAAGTTTTAATATTCTTCAAATTCTTAATAAATTCAGGAGAAACCGAATTTGCAATTCCTCCATCAATCCAAAACAAATAGTCGGAATTGAATGGATTATTGAATGCAGCATCAGATAAGAATCTCATTTTACTCATTACAATAGGATTATAATATTCTAACTGAGCCTGAGTAGATTCAGCTAACCACCCATTTAACCCATACCATCTAGGATTAGTTCGTATTTGTTGAACTTTATCAAATAGACTGAATTCTGATTTAATCAGTTCTAGAGGTTTATAATGTATAAAGGTAGATTCAATATCACTTCTTTCAGTAACAAACTCGATTAAATCTTCTGGAACATAAAGATAAAACTTAAAATCTAGTTTAATCAGTTTATCAAAACATTCAAGGTAATGACTGAATTTTCGATGAAATCCAACCAATTCTTCTCGTCTTATATCCCAAAGACCACTAACTAATGTTATTTCATTTTTCAAAAGTCACAACTCCCCATCATTGATACATTGTGTAAAGGATCATCCATCACATCTGATACATTAACATTATAATTTTTTTGATTTGGTTTTTCTATCATTATAGTTAACACTGGATTAACCTTACAATTATTTAAGGAACAACCTGATATAATTATCAAGAAAACAAATTTGTACAATATTATCCTTTAATTTGCTTTTTAATTTTAGAAATTATTTTTCTTTTTTCTAATCTGGTTATTTTTTGAATTTCCATTCTTGCAAATATTTCATCAAAAATTTCAGTTGGAGTTTTACCATCAACGATCACAAAGTAATTTACATTATCAATTTTTATAAACATAGAACCTCCAAAAAAACGAAAATATTTATTTTTCCATCTTGAATGATATTTTTTTATTACTCGGACTATCAGTTTTTGCGTTATATTCAAACTTAAAATTTGATGCTGAAAATTCTTTCACTTCGTATTTGACCAGTTTATTTCTTTTATTTATGGTCATATATAATTGAGAAACCATAATACTTTTAGCAGCATCGTTTAATACTTCTCTAAGAACTGGAATAGTATTCAAAACTTCTACCAAATTGGCTCCTAGAGGATACAATATAATTCCGTGCCGTTTCGCTCTGTTTGCAAAAATTTTTTTAATAGTATCTTCAGCAGGTTTTCTATTTAACAGTTTGAAAAATGGGTCCAACAAAGAATAGACTTCTTCGGGACTAGTTAATTTTGCTAATACAGTTTCGCATTGAGCAGCAGTAAAATCCATATTCTTAAATAGATTTTTTTTCAACCACTTATAAGCCTCAGTATTTAATTCTTTTGAAGAATCAACTATTCCATCAATTGTACTCTTATCAGAAATATCAATAATAGCTTTTCTGGCTGTTTCCTTATTTTTTTCAGTATATCTTACAGGCTTTAATATGTTAGCAATAGCATTAATTGAGGGAGGAGCTCCAGCATTTGCTTTTACTGAAACCGCTACTTTCAGATTGCCGACTTTTACATAATAATCAACTAATGGATTAGCAATATTGGAAGGGTAATTTACAGAAGTAGATTTTTTTTCATATTGATTCATGAACCAAACTGCTCCCGAAATCTCACCAAAGTCTTTTGCAATTATGTTTATATCGGAATCCGAGATAGATTCCAAATGATCCGAATTTATAATTCCGGTAGGGGAATTGGAAGCGTCTATTAGAGATTTTAAAAATGATTTAATATTATCTGGTGCATTAGATCTATTAACAGCAGTTTTAGCTTCTGATATTAAACTGGTTTTTGATATATCTTTTCCAGTCATTTGTAGCTTATCTGGAGTTAATTGTTTTGTGTTTAACACTCCACGAGAACTTACAGTAACAACAAAATAAATTGTGTCTCCAACATTTGCTCCAGGAATAGGTTTTTTTATCTTTAATTCGTAAGTTGTATATGATCCTGAAATATTATTTTCGGAAGGATATATCTCACAAGGAAGAATAGAATTCATCAAAGAATTAAAATCTCCTTTATAATTTATCCTAAGGTGCATTCCTCCTCTGGTATTTTGTGGGAGGGAAACTTCTCTATTTTTTTCTAATTCAGTTTTATAAAACTTTATTATAGCTGATTGATTATTTCTTGGTGTAGTTATCATAGCGGATATTCTTTTTAGTAGAGTATCCGCTATTTATATTTAAAACTTTATATCATAACTCGTCAGGAACAAGTTCGTCCTCAATAATCATAATCCCCTCTTCGTCCATATTAACACCAGCATCAATCTTTTGATACAGATCAACAAAAGATTCTCTAGTATGAGAATCAAACCTGTTAGTACAAAGTTCAATAGCTTTGATTTTATCCTTAAAAATATCATACGTTTTTAATATATGGACAAGTCTACGAATAGAAATTTGATCATTCATAGCACCCGCTTCGAACGTTTTTCGAGTAACTCTAGCCCATTTAACAAGATTTCTAATAAAATCTTCATCAGAAGAATATTTACTCAAAATTTTAATTTCAACCTTTTCCGTCGGCTGTTCTTGGATAACCGTAATTGGAAACCTTTCCAAAAAAGAGTCATCAAGTATTTGCTCCAAATATTTACCCGTTTCATCGCCAAGACCAGATGAGTTACTTGCAGCAATAATTTGAAAACCTTGAGCCGCTTTAATCACTTCTCCGGTGTGAGGATTTAGATAACTTTTACCTTCAAGAATACCGTTTAGAACAAGAATGTTGCCAGGATGAGATTTGGCAAGTTCGTCAAGAAAAAGTACTGCTCCTTTACGCATTGCTTGAATAACAGGTCCATCATTGAATACGACGTTTCCGTTCGTAAGCGTTGGCCCTCCAAGCAAGGAAACTAAATCTGTTTCCGGCGAGAAATTAAATTTAATCAATTCTCGATTCAAATCTGCACAAACTTGTTCAACCATCATATTTTTACCGAAACCGCTCGGTCCAGCAATAAACACGTTATGAAAGATTTTAGATTTAACGATATTTTTAAGATCAGAGTAAAATCCCCAAGGAACGAAATTAGGATCTTTTTCTGGAATCAAATCAACGTTAGAAAGTTTTGCTTCAGGTTTTTTCATTGGAATTACATTTTCTACAACAGAATTATTCAAAGATGGAAGTTTGTACATAGCTCTACCGACCCTATAAGTATCATTAAGCAACCAAGAAGGCCAAAGCAAATTATTTTCTCTTACAAAATTTTCAAGCTCCTTTTTACTTATATTGTAATTTGATCCAAATTTTTCCTCAGCAAGCGTAATAAAGCTGATCTGTTTCTGGTTCATCTAAAGTTCCTCAGGTTAAATGGAAAAGCAAGTCTACGGTAAATTTCTGGAAAAGTAAAGCATTAAAATAAAACAAAATTCTATCAACCGCAGACATAGTTAATGTAATACGAAAAAAATAAAAAGTAAAGCACTTTTTTCGCTTTACTTTTTTTGACCTTTATTATATGATGGTAGGGTTGTTAACCTAAAGGAAGCGAAAAAATGAGCATCACCGTCGCGAAAACCAACCTTGCTAAACTTCTGGCTCAAGAAAATTTGATCGTTGAATCCAGAAATGTAGAAACGGCTTACTTTGACTTGAACACAAGAACTTTGGTTCTTCCTGAACTCAAAAAAGATATTTCACCTGAAGTACAAGATTTGTTTATTTCGCACGAATGTTCCCATGGACTTCACACTCCGACCGAAGAATGGAACTCTGCTATAGAGTCAAAAACTGTAAGAAAAGGTATCCTTAATGTTGTAGAAGACTCCAGAATCGAATCTCTCATTAAAAGAAAATATCCTGGATTGAAAGCTGTATATGCTAAAGCGTATAATAAGCTCATGGAAGTGGACTTTTTTGGTTTGTCAAAACTAGATATCGAAACTCTAAATTTTGTTGATAGACTTAACCTTTATTGTAAAGTCGGTTTTATCCCTGGTATCGAATTTTCTGATTCGGAACAAGTATACGTCAATCGAACCGAAAATACTAAATCTTTTTCTGAAGTAGTTCAACTATCTAAAGATATTGAAGAGTTCATCAAAAAAGAATATGAAGAGAATCTCGAAAACTATAAACAATCTTTAAATTTTGATGATTTTAAATTTGAAAAAACTTCCTCGGAATCAGAATCTGAAGATTTGGGTGAAGAAATTCGATCTGAATTTGATGAATTTGAAATGGATTCTTCAGAGTCGGAAGATGGGGAATCGGAACAAGTTGATGATTTTGATTCTTTAGAAGATTTATTAGAATCGTTTACCGACGAACATTCTAAAGAAGAAATGAAATCGTTTTATGCAAATGATAATAGGGCACGATATTATGTTACAATGCCTAATCTAAAAATAGACGATTATATTGTATCTCACCAAGTTATTACCGAAAGAATTAAGGGACATTGTCCGGAATTATTTGACAAATCTGAGGATAAATTTGTTTCGTTTAAAAACGAAAACATAGATATCGTTTCTTATCTCGCTAAAGAATTTAATTTGAAAAAGAATGCTTCCGCTCGAAAGAAGCTTAAAATTGCTAAGACTGGCGATTTAAATAACAATAAACTATATTCTTACAGATTTAATGACGATATCTTTAAAAGATCAATAAAAACCAAAGGAGAAAAGAGTCATTCTATGATTTTTTATCTAGATTGGTCTGGTAGTATGTCAAGTCTTATGCAAGATACAATTAAACAATTAATGTGTCTTATTTTGTTTTGTAAGAAAGTAAATATTCCTTACGAAGTTTACGCCTTTACATCAGAATATGATACTGCTCATAATTTGGTCAGAGAAAATAATCTTGAGATTGAACCTCTGAGATTATTGAATCTCTTCTCGCATAAAATGACAAATAAAGAATTTATTGATATGGCCAATATACTATTGAGTTATGATTATTATGGATTTAGAAGTTCCAAAGACAACATTGGATATTTTGGTGGAAGGATATTAAATACAGTTCCTCAATGGTTTCTATTAGGTTCAACACCTCTTAATCATTCTATTATACTTTCTGATAAACTATCAAAAAGATTCAAGACAATAACAAAAACTGATATTGTTAGTAATATATTTTTGACTGATGGCGAAAGTCACGGAATGTATTTTAGGAAAAATGGTACGAATTATAGAATTACTGATAGAAGATATAAGATAACATTGAGAGATGATGTACAGAAATCATCACAAAATATAGATTTTATTGATAGAATGTCTGAAACGAATGGGTTATTGGATTTCGTAAAACAAACTAATGATACAAGATATTTCGGATTTAGGTTAGCCAATCTTAATGGATTAAGAAATTCTTGTTTTGATTTCTTTAAGAATTATGATTATTCTAAATATTGGGGCGAAATGAAAAAGTCTGGATGCGTAAAAGCTCATAAAACATCTTTCGACGAATTCTTTTTTGTTCGACCGAACCTGATAAAAGAAGATAAGGATTTTGATAAAGTAAAAGAAACCGATACAGTAAACTCAATCTTCAAGCAATTTTCTAAATCTGTTTCTGGTAAACATAATAATCGAATCTTTCTGAAAAAGTTTATTGAATTTATTTCCTAAATAATTGATTTTAAAGGTAAGCAAAATAATGTTTTTGATAGATATTGAAACTCTTGATACAGAAAGCACCACCATTGTTCTTTCTACTGCTATTTTATACTTCGATACAGAAAATAAATTCACATTCGAAGAATACGTTAACAAAACTTGTTTCGTTAAATTTGATGTAAAAGAACAAAAAACAATGGGTAGAAGTATTAGTATTGATACTGTTGATTGGTGGAAAAAGCAACCTAAAGAAGTTCAACAAATTTCATTACTACCCAGCGAAAACGACGTTTCTGTAGAAATGGGTATTAAGAAACTTCAACAATATATTCGCGACAATTCTAAGGAAAAAGAAGAACTTGTCTGGATTCGCGGAACAATTGATCAGATGGCGATGGATTCTTTATGTAAATCAGTAAAGATGGAAAAATTGTTTCCTTATTGGGCGTATCGTGATGTTAGAACTTTCATCGACTTCACCAAAGAAACTGCTAAGAAGGGATATTGTAAAATTCCAAACTTTGATTTTTCAAAAGTGAAAAAACACGATCCTATACACGATGTTTGTCTTGATGCGCTTATGATCCTAGAAGGAGAGTGACGTGCTTTACTTTTTTCTGTCATCAGGTATAATGTACCTGTACTTGGAGAAAATGATGAAAAAAATTCTGATCTTGGTTGGTATGCTTGTTGCCGGTTCTGCTAATGCCTGGTTGTATCCAGGCGGTTTTGGTCCAGGATTTTATGGTGGATACGGTTATGGAATGGGTTACGGGTATATGCCTTTTATTCCTGGTCCTAGTTTTTCCTATAATACTACCATTGTACAGCAACCCGCTCCGATAATTGTTCAGCCACAACCAGAGGTGATATATAGAGAAGCTCCTCCTAAAGTTATCTATAGAGATCGTTATTGCGACAAAAACTGTTTCGAACGTCAATTTACTAAGTAAGAGGAAAATAAAATGAAGAAGTTTATTTTTGGAATCTTGTTTGTTATGTCTTTTGGTGCTAATGCAGATAGTTTTTCTCCATATAATCAACAGTATACAATTAACCAAAATACTGGATGCAGTAATTGGCAATCTTGTTTTGGTCCTGGAATCAATACTGCAGCTGTAACTCTTGTTGGAGGCATCATAAATGCTATGTCCCGCCCTGATCCGGTTGTTGTACAAAGTCAACAACAACCCCAGTATGTACAGGGATATCCGCAACAAGCTCAAAACGGTTATCCACAACAAAATCAACCTGTATATTCACCACAAGCCCAATACGGTTATCCCCAGCAAGGATATAATTATGGATATCAAGCAGCTCCTCCGAACCCATATAACCAATATCCTCGCTAATTATTAAAAGAAATATATTATGAGAATTAATGAAATTTTTGAAACTCTTGCGTCTGATAATTCAAGAAATTTCAAAATAGATTATCTTCGCGCAAATTCGGATAACGAAACCTTGCGCGAAGTAATTCGTTTGGCTCTAGATCCGTTCACCAACTTCTACATTCGCAAAATACCAAAGTATGTTCCTAATAATGATTCTTTTCATCTTACTCTAGATAAAGCTGTTGATTGTTTATCAGACCTTTATCACAGAAAAGTAACTGGTAATGCTGGTATTGATCATTTGAAGTGGATTCTAGAATCCGTCGAAGAAATCGATGCTAAGGTTATTGAACGTGTCATTAAGAAAGATCTAAAGTGTGGAGTATCTAGAGCGACTGCTAATGCTGTTTGGGATAATCTAATTCCTGAATATCCAGTTATGCTTTGTTCAGGTTTTGAAGACAAATTGGTATCTAAACTCGAATTCCCAGTAATGGTTAACGAGAAATATGATGGTACACGTTTTAACTGTATTGTTGTAAATGGTGCAGCCGAATTTAGATCAAGAAATGGTAAATTGTTTGATCTTCTTGGGAATCTAGAACAGGAATTTGTCCAATATGCTAATGGAGAAAATGTGGTATTTGATGGGGAATTGTTGTATAACGATGGTAATCTAGCAAATAGACAAATTGGAAATGGTATTATCGGTAAATCTATTAAGGGTACTATCTCTGAAAAAGAAGCTGCAAATGTTAATGCAGTAATTTGGGATGTTATTCCTTATATTGATTTCTTAAAAGGAGAATGTTCTATTCCATATAAGAATAGATTTTCTAAATTGGAAAATATGAATGTATCTGAAAAGATTCATTTGACAGATCATTTTATCGTAGACGATTTAGAATCTGTTATGGTATTATTTGATCAATATATCGCAGAAGGCAAAGAAGGTATTATCATCAAGGACCTAAATAAAGGATGGAGTGATAAGCGAGTAAAACATCAAATAAAAGTAAAGAATGAACTTGTCACTGAATTAAGGGTTATCGGTACTGAATTTGGAACAGGTAAATACGAAAATCTTTTGGGAAATATTATCTGTCAATCTGAAGATGGTATTGTAAAGGTTTCCGTTGGTTCTGGATTTTCCGATGCTCAAAGAGAAGAATTTAAAGGAGACGTATTGATCAATTCAATTGTTTCTGTTAAATATAATATGAGGATATCAAATAAAAACGGCGAAGAATCTTTATTTTTGCCCATCTTTTTGGAGGTGAGGTATGATAAAGATACTGCTGATAATTCAACAAATATTAAATGAGGTGAAAAATGATACCAATGATGACAACTATGTCAAATTTGAGCGATAAAGAAATTAAACTAGAAATTCTTAAACTTGCTCATATCTCTCTACACGAGGAATATAACTTTAATCGCGAGCAACAAACCTGGGTTTGGGATGCTACTGTGAGAGGTTGTATGAGTAATAATTCTCCAGTTCCTGCTCATCCAGGATATCCTGAACATCCAAGCGAAAAAGATATTTTAGCAAGAGCAAAATCCTTTACTAAATTCGTACTAGCTGAATAATTGATATGGTGCTGATTAACTCAGCACCATTATATTTGAGATAATAAAATGGAATATTCGGAAATACAATTATCGAATAATTATATTCGATTAAACGGAAAAGATCTAAACTCGAATTATGTTGTTGGCCCATATAATGGAATTTCAACTGCAAAAATTCCTTGTGTAATCTTTCAAGAATTTGCTGATCGAGAAAATATCAAAAAGATTTGTAATTTATCGTTGGAGTATGATACTGGGGTATCAGAAATTCTTAAACAGATATTTAAGACCAAAATACAAATTTTAGCATTAAGTGCTTTTAATTGGAATACAATAAAAGATTCTGATAAGGCAATTATAACAAAAGAACTTTGTGATAGAGGTTATCTATTTGAGACAAACGATAACACTTTAACAGCTGTATTAGAAAATGGACAAGAACAGCCAGTAAAAATTCCAACAGTATTAGTTGCATCAGAATCTAGTTCAAAACTCCAACAAAGTGGTATTAAAAAGAAATATAGACTGGAATGTGTTATAGAAACTGATTTAGATGTTAAAGCTGTTCTACAAAATACATTTGGTAATGTTGTTCTAGGTAAACTTACTCCTATCTATGAAGCTATTCCAATTAAATTGAATAATGGTACTTTTAAAGCACCTGATTATTCGTTAATTGTTGACAGTGACGGGATCACTTTGTTATTTGACTATGGTGAAAATAGTAGAGAAAGTGGAGTTGAATATAGTCTTGAAAAGAATGTAGATTATGTTGTTGAACAATGGTTAGAAACCTTAGATTCTGAACAACTCTATATACTTGCACAACTAACCTTTACGCGCACTTCCTGATGAAACTCGATGTAGTTGTATATAATATTCATTCCCCATACATTTTCGTGGATTGTAACGAGCAGGAAGTGTATGGGAAAATGCTATACAGTATTGAAACACTTAGAAAATATAGCGATATCCCGGTATTGATATTTTCGAATTCTAGATTTCCTCTGGAAGAATTTCAATATATGCAAAAGCATATTATAACAAAGAAATTCAAGAATGTTGAAATACGACAATATGATAAAGAATCTGTAGATCAAGAAACGATTATATCTTATTGTGTAGAACATACATTCGATAATTATAATTACAATTCTTTGATGTATATCAGTTGTCATAGTATATTTGATTGTGATCCAGTTGAGACGTTCAAAGATTACGAGAAACAAAGTATCTATCGAGGAAGGGAACCTTTTACCGAATGTAATTTCTTGATGTTATCCAGGGAAAAAAGCGAAAAGTTTTTGAACGGTGTTAATCTTGGGTATAAAACAGTACCAACCGAGACCTTAAAGGTAAATGTTGATGCCGATTCAGTTAAACATTCAAATCTAGAATGTGAATTGCCGTCAAAAATAGTGGTATATCAAAAGGGGCAAACTGAATATTTTGTACCTTCGCAATATTGGAATTGTTCTGTAATAGATAGAGTAAAAGCTAAACAGAATATAATTTGTCATAGTTGTTGTAGGATTATTAAATCTCCTATTATACCAGAGATAATTATCTATGACTAATTCAGATTCTTTTCATAAAATGTTGGGCATAGTTAATGAAGCTCATAAAAATCATAAAGATGAAAATGGAAATCCTTTGATATTTCATCTTCTATATGTTACTGTGATGTTAGCAAAAACTCATCCTGACCCAGAATTATTGTCTGCTGCTCTTGGACAAAAGTTACTTGAAATGACCGATATAACTGTTCAATATCTATTGAACGAAGGGATATCATATCGTACCACAGAAATAATAACTATATTAACACAACAAGATATTCCATACACAAAATATAAACAACAAATTCTGGAAAATCCAGACGCAGCTAGAATAACCTTTTACACCATATCCCATCAAATCCAAACCCAGACTGACCTATTAAAACTATCTCAGTTAAAGTCTTTCCGCAACGATATAAGATTATCTTTATCTGATAATAGGTTAATCTTATCACCAATAAACTAAAAGCTACAACTAAAAAAAGTGGTACCACTGAATAGAATCTAAAAAGTGGTACCATCAGCTCCGTTCAAAAAAGTGGTTTGA